GGAGATCCCCGAGGGGATACCCACAGCTATTATCTAGTAAACAATCTCAACTTATTTCGGAGTATTATTATGCCAGATATTCAAAGGTTTTTGCATGTAAAATTGCCAATATCTTATTCATCATATCTTTATTTTGTCGATTACGCAGGATCCATCCTGTCGAAAGACGAATTTGATGAATTATCTTATTCTGAGCGAGTAAATATTATCGCAAAGATGGTTTTTGATATTCCCGGAGGTCAAGTTAATGAGTCTAAGTGAATTTAGAAAGATAGTTAATCCCCGCGTCAGAATTAATAACGATGTACAGAATAATTTGTACGGTAGCGTTGAAAATTATGATGTTAACGGAAATATGTATTCGTCTAGCTCTGCTATGTCGAGTCAGTTTTCTCGCGACGTCATGACTGATCATGTTACCCCGCATTTTAGAGAACGTATACGTTCAGGCGAGGTTATTAACAATCCGATGAATCATGAGGTATACACGAAGGTTGCTGAGGTCGGTGAGTCAACATTTAGTAGTAACCAGTATGGTTATTATACTAAACTTGTTGGCGTTAACCCGACAGATTGGCAACTTTCGCTGTTACAATATCGTGCTTCACCTACTGGTGATTTAATACCGGATGGACCGGAGTACGATCTTGGAAAACTCGTTTCCTTAGCTAAGTTAAAAGCTTTGGAGCAGATTGATGCAAGTCCATACAATTTTATGGAGGACTTGGCTGAGATTCAGTCGACAATCCATTTACTACGTAACCCGTTGTCAGATGCTAAGAAGTTAGCCCGAACTTTTGAAGACAAGTTTTACCGTCTTCGTCGTAAGGACAAACTTCCAAGTCTGGTGGCGTTTTCCAATGCCTGGCTATCAGTCAGGTATGGTTTCCGTCCAATTGTATTGTCACTTTTAAATGCCCATAGTGCCCTTGATATCAAGACGCAGAAAAAACCCGTTAGACGGGTTGCGCGAGGTATCGAGTATGCTACTAGTGAGGTAGAAGGAGATGTTTTTTATCCTTTTGCCTCTGGATCAAATGAAGGTGATTCTTATAATTGGAATCGTTATGATACAGTCAGAGTTAAAGCAAACATTATTTATGAAGCTCCGCTCATGACTGAACCACTCGATCTATTGGGACTACGTGGAAAAATGATACCTAGAACTGCCTATAATCTTTTGGCATATTCTTGGGTAGTGGACAGGTTTGTTAATTTAGGGGCCAATATTTCGGCCTTAATGAATTTAGCAGATCCTCGCATTAGAATACTAGGTGCAACATATAGCATAAACGGTATCTCCGAATCTCGGATAACATTTACCGGTCAAAGCCATACTGGATACACAATAACTACTAGTAACACCCCTTCAATACATCGAAAGGTTGAGAAAGTACGTATGTTGTGGCATCCTACAGTCGGTGACGCTGCTCCTATATACAATCCTAGGATTGATGGACAGTTCGCCGTCGACCTCACCTCTCTTGTGCTACAACGTATGCACATTGGGAGCTTTGATACTCTATGAGGAGAAACTCATGTCTAAAATAACAGTAAAAACAGGTTCGTCTGCAGTTTCATTGACAGGCGGTTCGGATGTCGATTTCACTATGACATCTCAAACAGCTAAAGGATTCACTCTTGCAGCACTCGCTGACGCGTATAATTTGCGCAGAAAGATGGTGTTCACAAGAACTGAGCCTAAAGTAAGTTCATCTGCACCTGGTGGTTACACGCAACAACGTTCTAGCGGATTGGTAGTTACACCTATCACCCTAGCTAACGGTAATACGACAACAAATACTGCGTCGTATAATCTTGCGTTTGACCCCGAATCTTCTGTTGCTCAAAAATTAGAGCAACGGTTGGTTTTGGTACAAATGATTATGGATTCTGAACTAGACGCGTTTAACGTCGACGGTTCGATCTCATTGTAAGGTTAAAATCTTACTTACTTTAAATTGGCAACAAGGGGATCCCTATGTCAAAATCAATGAAACAATCTTGCAACAAGAAACAGTTGCAAAACCTGAAACAAAAGCAGACTTGCTCTTTCAAACCTGGTGCGATTGCCGACCTCATCCATCAGGTCTTAAAGGAAGACCTAACAAATTCGCTAGACAACTGTGTATCTTCTAGTGATATGGGTTTTTATGTAGAGACACAAATTAAAGACTTTAAGAAGAAATTTCTTCTTACAACAAAAGGAACACAACGTGAGGAACAGAAAACTGCTGCTTTTAAAAAGTTTAGCACAATTCTTAATCATCTGTCATGCATTAGCAGCGATATTTTACTGCCTGATACGGACAGACGATCCCTCCATGGAATGTCGACGTTTGATAGGCAATTGCTTCGTGCAAGAGCTAAAACGTTTGACATTCTAGGTTCTTTCTCTGTTGATGAGGTCTTTGATAAATGTCGCCACGGGGGAGGAACTACAATAGGTGTTACATACAATATGTGTAATATTGAAGATAAGTTCCAGTTTCCCATTTCGACTACATTAAAAGCCTCACGTATTTTTGAACAGTATCTCCTATACGATGCCCCATTGGCTCGTATACTACTTCACCAGCATGGTGGTAGTCATCTAAAGAGGGATATATGTTTCGAATACGTGGACGGGTCGCGTTTTACAAGCGTTGAGAAGAACGAAGACATTGATCGAATCATCGCCATTGAGCCTACTGTAAATATGTATCTACAGCAAGGAATGATGGATGTGTTGGTTGATCGTCTGCGTCCTATCTTTGATTTATCTAAACAACAAGACTTCCACAAATATGAGGCTTGGAAAGCATCAATTACCCGAAAATTTGGGACAATTGATTTCTCTTCCGCGTCTGATTGTGTACTAGTTATTTTATTAAAATTTCTTTTACCTCCAGATTGGTTTCAATTTTTGATGGCTATCAGATCACCATTTGGTACATTGCCCGATGGTACATCGATAGATCTACCGATGATAAGTACAATGGGAAATGCAACAACTTTTCCGTTAGAAACATTGGTATTTTATGTTCTTGGATTTGCAGTAACTGCTCACTATGAAAATGACAACACACTGTTCGCGGAATGCGAACAAGATAAATGTGTGTCTATTTATGGTGACGACTGCCTCATACCTACGAACAGTTGTGACGATTTTCTGTCACTATGTAAGTATGTGGGATTCCTTCCAAATCTTGAGAAAAGTTTTTGGGATCCGAATGAATCGTTTAGAGAATCTTGCGGCGGTGATTATCTTCACGGTCGCGACGTACGTCCTTATCATATAAGGGCGCCTCATAATTTAAAAATGAGTAGCGTCGAACCTTGGTTGTATATACAAATGAATCGACTCATAAAGAAGTACGTATCGTACTTCGGGGAAGAGACATATATATATCACTTTGACAAGATGTTATCTTTATTTGTTAAATTATTTCGTGAGTATGAATTTTCCTTTAAATTTGTACCTCGCGACTTTCCTGATGATTCAGGATTGCATGTTGATGATTTCGAAAGACTTTATCGATCCTTAAAATCAAAGGGCGCTAAATGCGATGCAATCTTGTATAACCAAATTGACGGTACATATCTTTTCAAATACTGCAGATTTAACTACACTGCTAAAGTTCCAGTTTGTCATCACTATAGGTTATGGGAAGCGTTGAAATTTCCTGCTGAGGATATACCAGTCTGTAAGACTATGTATACCACACATTTGGATATTTTTTCGCCAATCTCTGACACTATATATAAGCTGACTGTTATAGAGGAAGATGTAGCTTTAATCAAATCTGCTCGAGAAGATAGAGGTCTGTCTTTTGGAATATCAAAAAGAATAGGAGGATATAATGTAAAACGTGCTTTCAGTTCTACTCTCGACATTGATGTCAAGAAGTATAACATTAAGCATACCAAAAAACGAATGCATTAATTGATTCGTTGAAGTCGCC